ACACCTTGTAGTCCCTGAAGACCTTGGAACCCTTGGTTACCATTTGAACCAGCACTACCTGTATTACCAATTAATCCTTGAACACCTTGTAAACCTTGTGTCCCTTGAAGACCTTGACTACCTGTTGCACCTCTATCACCTTGGAACCCTTGATTACCATTTGAACCAGCACTACCTGTATTACCAATTAATCCCTGAACACCTTGTAGTCCCTGAAGACCTTGGAACCCTTGGTTACCATTTGAACCAGCACTACCTGTATTACCAATTAATCCTTGAACACCTTGTAAACCTTGGAACCCTTGGTTACCATTTGAACCAGCACTACCTGTATTACCAATTAATCCTTGAACACCTTGTAGTCCCTGAAGACCTTGGAACCCTTGATTACCATTTGAACCAGCACTACCTGTATTACCAATTAATCCCTGAACACCTTGTAAGCCTTGAACACCTTGTAGACCTTGGAATCCCTGAACACCTTGTAAGCCTTGAACACCTTGTAGTCCCTGAAGACCTTGGAACCCTTGATTACCATTTGAACCAGCACTACCTGTACTACCTATATTACCCTGAACACCTTGTAAGCCTTGAACACCTTGTAGACCTTGGAATCCCTGAACACCCTGTAAGCCTTGAACACCTTGTAGTCCCTGAAGACCTTGGAACCCCTGAGAACCACTTCCAGTTCCACCACCTCCAGCTGGACCTTGAACACCTTGAAATCCTGTTAGTCCATTTATTCCTTGACTACCTGTAGTTCCTCTATCACCTTGTAAACCTTGAACGCCTTGAACACCTTGTAAACCTTGAACGCCTTGAACACCTTGTAGACCCTGTGGTCCTTGTCTACCTTGAGAACCAGTAACACCCTGTAAGCCTTGAACACCTTGACTTCCTTGAGAACCATTTGAACCAGCACTACCCTGAACACCTTGAGCACCATTTGAACCATCATTACCCTGAACACCTTGGAAACCTTGATTACCATTTGCACCAACATTACCTTGACTACCCTGAACCCCTTGTGAACCTTGAGCCCCTGCACTTCCACTACCAACTGGACCTTGAGCACCTTGTGGACCACCAGCAGGACCAGTTACACCTTGTGGACCTTGACCACCTGCAACATTTACAAAAGCTGAACCTAGACTAATAACTGAGCTAGTTCCATTATTCATTTGAGTAGTTAAAACAAAATACTGATTAACACCCCAATCTATAGGCATGTATGAATAAGAACCACTGGCCAGATTAACACTAAAAGCATTATTCGGGTTTAATAGATGATAAGAACCAAGTCTATCACCAACAGCACTATCTACATAAATAGTTTTAATAATTGTCCCAATTGATGAGCCAGAAGAAATGTTTTGAGTGCTCATTGAAAACCCACCTATCACTGGGGAAGTATTAAGATATAATCTATTAATGGTTATTCCATTTGGAAATGTCTTTATTGCTGTAGTTGAAAACTCATAAACATTATTATCAACTACAGTACCAGCAGGAATTAAAAGAGTTTCTAATATCATTTCAGATGTTGTACCTGAAACTATATTTTGTAAACCAATATCATTAATCGCAAGCGGTGTATATCCAGCCACACCTTGATATCCTATACCACCTTGAACACCTTGAAAACCTTGAGCACCATTTGAACCATCATTTCCTTGTGAACCCTGAACACCTTGATATCCAACATTCCCAATACCTTGTGGACCTTGTAGTCCTTGAAATCCATTACCACCTAATGTAGAAGTAGATGTTGAAGTGCTACAAGAATCATTTGTATAACCATCTAAACTTAAGAAAACACCACCAAAAGAAAAATCATCATCAACTGTTTTACTTGTTGTTAAATTATTATCCTTTATGTAATCAACTAACTTCTTTTTATATCCAGAAAGTATATTTTTATATCTTGTTGAATAATATTCTAATTCATCAATAGTTAATAGAGTAGCATTATCATCATTTAATCTTATAACTCCTTTATTAGTAATATTCGCAGAACTAACAGTAATAAAATCTACAATAACCTGATATAATAAATAGTTTTTTATTACAGTCAGAAATGCCTTTGTATCATCAGAAATTGGAGTACCATTTACCCTTAATTCATAAACACTCTCTGTTATTGTATCATAAAGTGTGTTGGTAATTATTTCAGTAAGATAAATCTCTTGAGTATTTACAACAAGTGATTTTAATGTTTTATCATCAACTGCAATTTGTATAGGAGATCTTGCTTTTATCTCCTCAGCACTTATAAGTAAAATATTTTTTGCCATTAGTTTAGTTAGTTATTATTTATTTAGTGGTATATATTATAACTCACTATATACATTAACAAGCACCACCACTACCAGCAGGATTATAATTTTGACCGGATGAAGGATTTGGTGTGATAGAATTAATATTTACTGAAACTGCCGATGCAGCACCATTTGATAAAGTAATAGTTCCACTTGTTCCAACAGTATTACCAACAGATACAATAACATCTCCATTGCCTGAACCTGTGAAGTCATCATCTACAGTCACATTTACTGTAATAGTTGTATCAAGAACTGTATCTGATGTAATAGTTACAGTACATTCACCACCTGCACCTTGTGTATAACAAGGAGTTAATGTTACATTAACTAATGCAGCAGTAGTTGTAGTGGTTGTTGTACTTGTAGTTGTTGTAGTAGTGGTTGTAGTTGTTGGCACTGGGCAATCTGCCTTAACCTTAAACCATTGGTCAATACTACTATTACTTCTTGTTGTCATTGAAATAGCAACAATACTACTTGTGCCATCATAAGTATAAGTCCAACTTGCTGTACCATCTGTATTAACAATACTTGTTAATGCTATTGGGTTATTAGTATATTCAACAAATAAATCAGCAGCTCCATTTCTATGTAAATAATTGAAATTAACATTCCCACTAATTGTTCCAAGATTGAAATATGCCTTTTGAATATTTAAACCATTGGCAAACCAAATCACATCACCATATTGTCCGGATCCGCAGTCCCATACAGGTCTATATTGTAAACTATGATAATACCAACTATTTATTCCAAACCCCATTATCTAAAATTTATATTATAGTTCCAGTATCTAATGCTTCCATCAACAAGAAATCCAAATATATCAATCTGATTAGCAGAAGATGAGAATGAATATGTACCAGCTGGGAATTTATCATTTGAACCAAAGTTTATTCTGAAATTTCCACCAGCTCCTTGAGTAACTACTAATGTTCCATAATCACCACTTGTAGCACCTACAATAGTTAGTGTTCTATTACCATTTATAGTAACCTTAGCATTATATCCAAGTGAATAAGTCCAAGATATATTTGCAGCATCAGTTAATGTTTGGAATGCCTTAAGGTCTGTAGGTGAAGAACCAGTTACACCAAGACTACCTTGGAATCCTTGAGAACCTTGTAGACCTTGGAACCCTTGAACACCTTGTAGACCTTGGAATCCCTGTCTACCTTGGAACCCTTGAGAACCTGTTATACCAATTAAGCCTTGTAGACCCTGTAAGCCTTGTAGACCTTGGAATCCCTGAGTACCATTTGAGCCAGCACTACCAGTATTACCAATTAGACCCTGTAGACCCTGTAAGCCTTGTAGACCTTGAACACCTTGCAAGCCTTGAAAGCCTTGTCTACCTTGGAAGCCTTGACTACCAGTATTACCAATTAATCCTTGAAGACCCTGAACACCTTGAAGACCTTGGAACCCTTGATTACCATTTGAACCAGCACTACCTGTATTACCAACATTACCTTGAGCACCTTGAACACCCTGAACACCTTGCAATCCTTGAGTACCTTGAACACCTTGAAGTCCTTGGAATCCCTGTCTACCTTGGAACCCTTGAGAACCTGTATTACCAATTATACCTTGAGCACCTTGTAAGCCTTGACTACCCTGAACACCTTGCAATCCTTGGAACCCTTGTCTACCTTGGAATCCCTGACTACCTGTATTACCAATTAATCCTTGGAACCCTTGTAATCCCTGTGATGATGTACCAGCAGCTGGACCTTGAACACCCTGGCCTCCTGTAACACCAATTAAACCTTGGAACCCTTGAAGACCTTGAGTACCTTGAACACCTTGTAATCCCTGAACACCTTGAGCACCCTGTAGACCTTGGAAACCTTGTCTACCTTGGAAGCCCTGAGAACCAGTTGTACCAACATTACCTTGGAACCCTTGAACACCCTGACTACCTTGAACACCTTGAACACCTTGTAATCCTTGAACACCCTGACTACCCTGACTACCTGTATTTCCAATGTTACCTTGAGCACCTTGTAGACCTTGTAATCCTTGAACACCTTGAACACCCTGTGAACCAGTTGTACCAACATTACCTTGAGCACCTTGAACACCTTGACTACCCTGAACACCTTGAAGTCCCTGGAATCCCTGTCTACCTTGGAAGCCTTGTGAACCAGTGATACCAATATTGCCTTGTGGACCTTGAACTCCTTGAGTACCTTGAACACCCTGACTACCTGTATTTCCAACATTACCTTGAGCACCTTGTAATCCCTGACTACCCTGAACACCTTGCAATCCTTGGAACCCTTGTCTACCTTGAACACCCTGACTACCTGTATTACCAATATTACCTTGAGCACCTTGTAATCCCTGTAGACCTTGGAAGCCTTGAGCACCTTGAAGACCTTGTGGTCCTTGTCTGCCTTGAACACCAGTTGCACCTTGAACACCTTGCAATCCCTGTAACCCCTGAACACCTTGAAGTCCCTGAGAACCTTGTAGACCAGTATTACCTTGAACACCAGTTGCACCAACATTACCTTGACTACCCTGAACACCTTGAAGACCTTGGAACCCTTGTTTACCTTGAACACCCTGTAGACCCTGAACACCTTGTAGTCCTTGAGCACCTTGTAATCCAATTGGACCTTGAGCACCTTGAATACCAGTATTACCTTGAACACCAGTTGCACCAACATTACCTTGTGGACCTTGAGTACCAGCCGGACCCGGTGCACCTTCTAGGTTAACACACCAGTTAGAATAACTTTGAGTACCTGAAACAAATGTTACAACAACTGACATTACACCAGTAGTAGGATTATAAGAGTTTATTGTTGCCTTAAAGTATTCATCAGAATCAAAAGCAACTATAATATTCTGTCCAGCTGTATATGCTAAACTTGAAGTTGCATTAATTGAAACCGTACCAGAAATAGTTGATAGATTATAAGTATTAGTTACTGAACAGTCAGCATAAATATCTCCATCCAATCCAGAAAATCCCTGCCAACCTTGAGCACCATAAGCACCCTGAGCACCATTAGCACCAGTTAAACCAATTTCACCCTGCCATCCTTTAAACCCTTGTGGACCCTGTATACCCTGAACCCCTTGAAGTCCCTGAACACCTTGTGGTCCTTGTCTACCTTGAATTCCAGTTGAACCTTGAACACCCTGTAATCCCTCAACACCTTGTAGACCTATCGGTCCTTGCCTACCCTGAGTACCTTGAACCCCAGTTGACCCAGTATTACCCTGAGTACCTTGAACCCCCTGACTACCTTGATTACCCTGTAAACCCTGATTTCCTTGGTTTCCCTGAACCCCTGTAGCCCCGATTGCACCAGACGAACCCTGAGACCCTTGGAGACCCTGTGGTCCTTGCCTACCCTGACTACCAGTTAGTCCCTGAAGACCCTGTAAACCCTGATTTCCTTGATTCCCAGTTGAACCCTGTAAACCTTGACTACCCTGAACCCCATTTGAACCAGTATTTCCCTGATTTCCCTGTAGACCCTGTAATCCCTGAACCCCTTGGGCACCTGTATTACCAATTGAACCTTGAGACCCTTGGAGACCCTGATTACCCTGAGCACCTGTATTACCAGTTGAACCCTGAGCACCTTGAACACCCTGTCTACCTTGACTACCTGTAACCCCAATTGAACCTTGACTACCTTGTAATCCTTGAACACCTTGAGCACCTGTATTTCCAGTTGAACCCTGAACACCCTGTAGTCCAGTATTACCTTGGGCACCTGCAGAGCCCTGAACACCTTGACTACCTGTTGTACCAGTTGAACCTTGATTACCAGTTGAACCCTGAACACCTTGTAATCCGGTATTACCCTGAGCACCTGCAGCACCCTGAACACCTTGATTACCCGTATTACCAGTTGAACCTTGATTACCTATTAAACCTTGACTACCTTGATTACCTTGAACACCAGTTGTTCCTTGAACACCTTGAGCACCTGTATTACCAGTTGAACCCTGACTACCTTGAACTCCCTGAGCACCATCAACACCTTGAACACCTTGATTACCTCTTGGTCCTTGTTGACCTTGTGGGCCAACTCTACCTTGATAACCTTCAGCACCACTAACACTTGTATCATTACCAGATGTACAACAACTAGTAGTACCACAATCATCATCTAAATTCAAATAAACACCACCAAAAGCAAAGTCAGTATCTATTTGCTCACTGCTATCTTTTAAACCACTCTGACATAAATAATCTATTAACTTCTTTTTATACATTGAAGCTAGATTATCATAATATGTTTTATACCATTCTATATCTTTTATTTCAGCTGATGTAGCATTATCATCTCTTAATCTAACTAAACCTTTATTTGATAACTTAAAATGATTAGTAAAAATGAATTGAGATATAACCGTATGTAATAAATAATTCTTGACATATGGAATCAAAGGTTCTATCTCCGCATCCATATCAATATTATAATGAATCTTATTTTGTAATGATTCACAAACACGACTATATAAAGTTTCACCTATTATTTCTACTAAGTAAATATCTTGAGTAGATTTAACCAGTTCTTTTATAGCCTTATCATCAGCATTAATCTCTATTGTGGAATTTAATTTAATCTCTTGTGCAGAAATTATTAAAACGTTCTCCGCCATTTATTATTTACTTACTTTTTGGTGTCACTATTACCGGCTTAAAATAATGTCTACAAGACGGTGTAGTAATATTAGTTTCTGGATTATGATAATATCCACCAGTATATGTATATACATCATATCCAAATATGCTACTCATTTGCTGAATCTCAGCCCTCGTATAATACCTATCATTCTCTATTAACTTAACACAAAAATCTCTTGAGTTTTTAATAAGCCTTTCACCCAAACCAGCCTTTACCTCATACTCATACATAACTGTAACACTTCTAGAAGGTGGAACTTTAGGTTCTACAGGTGGTTTAATATCTATTTTACCATCAACTTCATTAACAACTATTACACCTGACTTTGATAAGTCATTTAATATTTTCCTAAACTCACTAACAGGTAATTCAATACCTAAATCCTTTCTTATAAGTGCCTTTAATTGACTTATTGATAATCCTTTTATATCATTCTCTAAAACATATTTAGAAATATCAGTAACATCATCAAATTTTAATTCAACCTGACTTAACTTTTCATCTCCACCCTCACAAATAAATTCATATTCAGATTTAGATAAGCCCATATCCTTTACCTTCTCAAAATCTTCTACTGTTAATCTCCTTTCTTGATTAGCAAACCTTGCTGATTGAGCAACAGGCTGTAATTGATTAGTATTTGATGTAGTTAATAATCTATCACCATCTGCAATAGGCTTTAATCCTTCTAATTCTCTTAATTCGTTTATTGTGTATATCTTTTCTTTTGTAGCTTCTGCAATTCTATTTTTAAATAAAGGTTTATCTACAAATTCTACCTCTACACCAAATAATGTACTAAGTGCAGCTTGAATCTGATTTCTCTTATTTAAAATATAGTTGGTTTTAAATATTTCATAGTGCATCTCTAATTCCTGAGTGCCACCTAATTTGCCTGGAGTAGATGTACCTACCAATGTATCACTAATAGAGTGACCTTGATAGATTTCATTTCTTACTGTCTCTCTTGTTAATTCATAAGCTCTATCCCATGAGTTACTATCTAAATCTTCTATCTTTAAATTGTCTTTACCCGGATTAGCAAAGTTGAAAAGTATTCTTTCACCACCTGCACCTGTAAAAAACTTCATAGTATCTCTTCTCATCTCTTCTTTTCTAGCCTGAGGAACACTTTCACCTACATAATATGTAACTACTTTAGATGGAGAGAAGTTAGAACTGATATTATTCTTATTAAATTGTCTAATTAACATATCAATTGCAATAGAATCTAGACAAGCAATGTAATCTGGCTCAACATAAACTCTATTTTGTGATGGTATATACCCATCATACCAGAATACTTTTGATGAATAATCAGTATTTACATCACTCCAAACATCATATTTAATCTCTCCAGCAGTATAAAGCCAGTCAGGTCTAAACCAAAAGATAGATTTATTGTTATTAGTTCTTAAACTATGAGCAGGAATGTGATTAAAGGCAAGTGGTTTTTCTTTATATGTAAGCTTATTATATTGAACTTCTATTCCAAATGAGTTAAAAATTAAGAAGTCCTTCACCACTTTGTCTATAAACTCATCCATTGACTCAGTTGCATTAGGTTGAAATGGTAATTCACCACCACCTTTTAATCTAAGACCATCACCAATGATGAATGTTGTTTTAGTATTTATAATACTGTGATGTATTGGACATTTTTGATAAATATCTAATAAGAATTTAGGATATAGATTATCTAAACCATGCTTAACCATTACATCAGATGCAGTTGGTCTACTCTCATAGCTAGATGGAATAATTTGTTTTGCAAATGTTTCTACATATACATCAAAAGCATTATCAGTAGTTTTTGTAGTTCTTGAACTCATTTTAATAACTTAATTTTTATCCTTCATAGGATATATAATCATCACTTGACTCATCAAATGTGTTTTCAATTAAAACTGAATAAGTAGATGAATCAATAACATAGGCTAAACCTTTCTCCACAATTGTTGAACTAGTTCCTATCACTTGATAGAACTTATAGTTATAATCTCCCTTAACTAATGTTTTACCTTCAAGTTCTTCATCTAATAATATTTCTATTGTATCTATTCTAGCAGAAGTATCAGCAACAGTTACAGGATAATTATAAGTAACACTTGTATAGTTGTTAAATAGTTCTAAAGAATATGTAGGACTAACACCAATTGCTAGTTCAGAAAGAGTAACATAAACTCTTGACTCATTTATAGATTTATCAATTTTAATCATATATATATTTAGTGGTATTTATTAAATAACATCTTCTACATAAAACAAAACCCGCACATAATGCGGGCTTTGCTCTTTATATCACATTTAGAATTACTCTATAATAGAAGTAATTACTGTTGGGTCAACTTGATAAGGTGTTAAACCTGCAATTTCATTGAATGTTATAGTATAGGAAACTTCATCCCCTGAACTCTTACCAGATGTTGCTTGAAGTCCAGTCATTTCTAACTGACCTCCTAAACCAAGAACATAGTATCTACCAGTTCTTAACTTAAGTAAAGCTGATACTGGTTGAGCCATAGTATTTTCAACAAAAGCACGATTCTCAACAGTCAAATCCGCTAATTTTAGTGTAAGTGTATTAGTTACAAAGTTTACTCCTTTAGTTGGGTCCATTGTTCCCTCTGAATCAAATCCAGTGGAATCTCTTAAAGTTGCAATTTCTACATACTTTATTGAACCAGTTAAACCAATAGCATTAACTAAACTAGATGATGCACCAAGTGTAAATACATCTGTTCCACTTATCTCATAAAGGTCTTTGAATGCTACCATCCAAAGCTTCTCTGTTCCCGGAACAACTGATGTACCACATAAACGAGTAATCCCCGTAATTGATTGACAAGCCATTTCATTTTTAGTAATTTTTTATAAGGTTCCCCACTATCGGGGAACCTTTATTTATTCATTCTTGCTATTAGCTATAAGCTAAGTAACCAACCTCAGTAACATCAATAACTTTGATGCCAATTGAGAAGTAAACATCGCTAATCCAACCATGGAATGTAGCGTCTTTAATGTACTCTAAGTCGATTCTATCCATATCGCCTTGAGCAGTCATACCTAATCTTACATTAGATAATCTAAGAGCGTATACTTTGTTAGTACCATTTAAACCTGGAACTACCCAGAATTTACCAGATGTACCAAAGATTGTTCCATCTGATGGAACACCAACAGTAGCAGCAGTAGATGCTAAAGCAGCTTTGTAAGTATCAAATAAATCTTGACCAACTACAATTCTGAAATCAGATTGAGAACGAATCTCAACAGGCATACTTAAGAAAGCATTTTGAAGTTTAGCAACAATTGTAGAACCAGATAAGGTCATACCAATTGGAGAACCAGCAGCAACTTGTTGGATGATACCGTGATACTTATTGAAGTTTGTATAATCAGAACCATAAGTGATTCCATTATGTACACTTGAAGATGTAGCACCAGAATAAGAAATCCAAAGTGCTTTTTCATTAGCTTCTGCTAATTTAGCAGCTCTAAGAGCGTTAATTGCGTTAGCAAACTCAGGAGTAGCTCCTTCTTCTGAAGGTTGAATTGATTTAGAAGTAACTAACTGAAAGTATGTATTCTCTAAATCTTGGAAACATAAATTCTTTTCATCTTTAATTCTGATGATATCCATATAGGTGTCTGTAAGAACAAAATCACCAGATGCATTTCTTGCACAAGAATCATCACCAGATTGAAAGTTTGCGTCAAGTGCCATTTTTCTAATAGCAACTCTTCCTTTACCAAATGTTACTGAACCAGCAGCAATTAAATCTTTGGCAGTTGTAGAACCAGCTACACTCTCTGACCATATTGATTGGTCCAAATTTGGAACAAACGCTGTAAGTGAGGAAATATTAAAAGCCATTTCATATTAATAAATTTTTATGCCTTTCGGCTGTTTTACCTATTGTGGGTAGGTTATTTTTTTAAAGAAGCAATAAACAGTTCAAATTTTCTACGTTCATTGTCCTTAGCCACATTGTTTTTGATAACCTTACTTGGTTCTGCAGGAACTTCAGCAAACTTTTCAAAAATATTTTTAAAGTAATCTTTAATCTCATTCATTGACTCTTTCATAGATTCCTCAGTTGAGAAACCAGAAATAGCCTGTTTGATAGATTCTAACTCTTTAGTTAGTTCATCTACTTTTTCTTTTAAGACATCCATATCAGATGGTCCATCTTCAACAGGAACTTCTACAGGTGCATCTTCAACAGGTACATCAGCTGTTTCAACTGGTGCTTCTTCTACTGGTGCTTCTGTATTACCATTAATTTCAGTTAATAAACCATCCTTAACAGTGAACTTAAACCCGTCTTCAAATTCATAACTCCCATCAGGAGCATCTTCTAATTGACCATCAGCGTTTACTACTTCAACTTTCTGTCCAATTTCCTTAACAGATATTTTATAGTTTGCTGATTCCACCTTTTGATATTCTAAAGTTTCATCAGGAGTTTCAGATGGTTTATCTTCTAACTCTTGTGATAACTCTGCAAATACCTTTCTAAATAAATTCTTTAACATAATTTCTAAATTGTTTTTTTGGTGGGTCTCTATATATAGAGTGGTAGATTCTGCAGGTTTTTCAAAGGATTCTTCAAATTCTGTCATTATATACTCAAAGATTCCTTCAATTGAAAAGCCTTTTCTTTTCCCACTTTTAATATCATCCCATACATTCTTATCTTCTACTTTCATCCTTACATACCATACACCAAGTGGATATTCCTTAAATGGTTCTGGATTTGGGACTAATTCATTACTAACAAATGACTCAAACACGAATGATTTAGCCATTTGGTCAGAGTGGTCTAGATTTACATTGTTTTGAAATCCACTCTTGAAGAAATTCATTTGAATTTCCTTAATATCTTCTACAGTAAAGTAAACTTCATACTCTCCCATCTTCTTAGAATTCCTATAAATAGGCATATCTGGTATTAAAACAGGTCCGAATATTTCCATTTTATCATCACTGAAATGTGTTTTAATAGTTTCATTGAACTTTAAAAACCCTACTTGTATAGCTGGGTTTTCAACTTGTGATATAAAGTCAACTACTGCCCCATTCTTTGGGTTAATTTTTAATCTATATTTCTTTAATTTCTTATTCATATTTTATAAATGGTATTTTAGAATGAAGAAAGTTTATTCAGGAATGATTGTTTATCCTGATTAGTCCTTAACTCTTCATTTGTGATATATGCTCTAACAACAGATTGACCTGATTGATTGGTTACCCTTACATCCTGTACCTGTTGTGTTAATGATGTTGTGTTTAATGATGGTGGTATAATAGAAGATGCACTTGGTGTAGGTGCTGAACCAGCACCACTTCCACCACCTTTACCCGGAACTTTAGTAGCAAGAATCTTTTTAACTTGAACTAAACCAAATACACCAGTTGCAACAGCCTGGGCGATTGCATAACCCGGTATTGGTTTATCTCCAAAAGCTCTTAATGTTTTTGTAATTGCAGCATATGTATCAATAGAAGCTGCGGCAACAGCCAGTGCCTTGCCGGCAATTGTTTGGTCACCTGCTAATTGAGATAGTCCGGTAGCAATAGATGCGTAACCGTTCATCAAAGCAATCTTATTATCCAACTCTAATTGAAAAAGTTCAGCTCTTGCGTTAGCATTATTCTCTTCTACTAAAAATTCAGCATTTCTTAATGCTTCAACATTAGAAAGCCTTTCACTATCCAATTTTGTTAGTTCTGAATTATAAGCATACTTTTTTTCAAGCATTTTCTTATTCAGTGCGTCTTCAGCCTTTAGACTAATTTCTGCCCATGTTTTTTCATCATCAGATAATTTTGGAAGATTACCAGTTTTTCTGACAACATCTCTTGCTAGTGGGTCTTCTTTAGGTTTTTTAGCCTCACCACCTCCACCTCCACCAGATTTAGTAGGTGTAACTGTAATCTTACTTCTAATAAAATCTTGGTCTGAAGAAATCCTTGTAAGTTCTTTATTAGTATTATCAAGGTCACTCACTATATTCTTTTGCTCCATTTGCAATAAACGCAAATTCTCTGTTTGCGGACCATATGAAGCAGCAGCACCCTTTGGTCCAGTTTCACTACTTGCTTTTAAAGTTTGTAATTTAATTGCATCATCTGCCTGTTGTTTCTTTAATTCTAATTCACTTTTCTTTTGTTCTAAGTCTAACTCTTTAACAGCAAGTTCAGTTAACTTACTCTGAGCAGCCATTGCTTTTGCATAGGCCAAAATAGAATCCTTTGTTCTATCATAAGCAGTCTTAGCCTTACCCTGTAATATAATATCATCGCTTACATTCTTAAAGTGCTCTGGGTATTGTTTTTGTAATTCATTAGTAGCAATCTTTCTTTCCTTTAATGAAAGATTTACATTAGTTGCTCTTGAATAAAGTAAATCTAAATTGGCTATCTCTTGTCCAGCTGACTTATTAGCTTCTACATTAAGACTATTAGATATTTCTCTTTCTCTATTTAGTTGTTTTTGTGCCTCAGTTAACTCAGTTGTATTATTAAATACTGAATAAAGAACAACACCCAAAGCTGCAACACCAGCTATTGCAATACCAATTAACTCTCCTTTACTTAGTGAGTTAAGAAAGTTTTTAGCAACATTCTGTAATCCTGTAAAACTATTCTTTATATCATCAATAGAACTGATTGCCCCAGTAAGTGCCATAACCCCTTGAAGTTTGGCAATTGCAACCTGAGCTGTATCAGCATTAACTCCAATTAATGTAAAAGCACCAGCTATACCCTGAATAGCAGTTGCAGCACCAGATGCAATACCTATTAAACCTTGTAATTTATTATCAGGATTAAATTTCTCTATGACCTTATTAGCATCTCCAAACTGGTCTTTTAACTCTGCAACTTTCTTAGCAGCAGTTGCAAACTGTTGAGAGTTTAATCCAAATTGTTGTCCTAAATTCTGAGCTTCATTAGTAGCATCTCTAATCTGTTGTTTTAATGTTTTAAATGTATCTGTCTTTACATTACCACCTAAACTTTCAAACTTCCCATCAAGAGCTTTAATACCTGCATCAACACTCTTTGTGTCCAGATTAATCTTTAGTAAAATGTCTTTTATAGCATCTGCCATTTCTTATGTCATATATTTATTATTTAGTGGTATATTATACTTTTGATATATTTATTGATTGTAATCTTACTGTTGCTGGAGTCTTTTCATCCTTCCAACTAATCTCTAATACCTTATAATATGAATTACCCATATCAGTAGAAATATAAATAGGTACCCTAAAATCAAATGTTGCTATATCCACATTATTCAATATCATCTTACACTCTATTGTATGTAAATCAACATCAGTTAACTCACTTACTCTATTGATGTAATAAGTAGAATATAGATTTGGAAGATTACTATAGAAATTAGATGATGGGAAATAATACTTTAATGGCAAACCAAATTGAATAGAATTTAAAAATTGCGGGCTTGTAGTACTATATTGCAAATCACTCCTATAATATTCCACCATCTCACCATAGCCTCTCACCACTGTAGAATATGTGCCATATAAATAAGTATAATCACTAGCCGGTATGTACCCATTAAAATATAATATTCTAATATTTGAAGATGTAGTTTTTAATTCTAAATCATCTCCACCTCTAATTTGTGTACAGAATAAATCACCGCTTATTCTTGTTAGTGGACTAGGACTAAATATAATATCAATTTTATTTTCATCAGTAACACCATACTCATCATTGAACTTTAATTTACCATATACATCATTAAAGCTTGTTTTATAGTCAGCATTTATATAGTCCTTATCCTCTTTATATGTATAAATATATCTTTTGGGAATATTTAGATTATATGCCTTCTTAATATCCTCTGAGTAAACTATTTTATTTGTCCAGTCAAGAGCTGAAATCTTTAAATTGTTAATTGTTGAAAATGCGTAGAAGTCATCATAACTCTGGAATATGATATGTTTAGGTCTTTCTTTCTCTGTATATGCAAACAAATTATGCATTAACATTATTGACTTAATAAAATCATATTGTTTAATACTAGTATTAGGAAGTAACTGAGGTGTTACATCCATACCATATCTTAATTCAATATTAAATGAACTATTACTGAAGTGTGGAATTGAAAATGATGCAGTAGCACTAACAATAGTAGGAGGTCCAGAAATTGGTGTGAAATCATCATTAACATACCATACCTGCATCCTAACAGCGATTTGCTTACCACTTGTCCAATTTCTTTTCTCAATTAACAATTCTCTAGAATCATTTATAATACCTGATGGAAATAAACTAATTGGATAGATAATGTAATCCCTACTAACTACAGTCCAATTTGAATCTATTGCACTTGTACTAGAATTAATATTTCTTTCTACAATTTGTGATTGAATATGTAATGTTTGATATGATGTATTAAATGAAATAGTATATTGATTAGTTAGATACGCATTACATTCAATATTTGACATAACATTAAATATAGAAGAGTATGTACCAAATTGCTGTAATAAGCTTATTGATGTATCAGAACCAACAATTGTATTACAGGGTAAATTTAAAAGAGCAAACAAATTAGGATTGGTTGGTCTAATAGGATTGCCAGTAGCTAAATAGTATGTTCTTAGGTCTCCAATTGCATAACCAGAACATCTACTAATAGTCTGTTTATAATTACTTAATGTAGTATAAAAACCATCCTGACTATTTGGGATAACTAAAGAATTAAATCTTTCAATAAAATCACTACTTCCCTTTGCTTCCCAAGTAACCCCACTCAATCCATCCTGGCTAAAAACAGCATTAAATATCTCCTTAACATATAATGCAGGTCTATAGTTATAAATAGAATCACCAAGTAAAGAAGGAGATGGTGTTAAACCATAATATGCATACCCATATGCATATCCACTACCTTTCTCAAAAGGAGTATAAGAATATGTATTACCATCCCACCTTTGTGTCTGGTAACTCCAACTCTGAGTAATTGTTTGAATTGTATATTGGTGCTTTAAATGAGAGAAATCTAAATCTCCAAGTGTTTTATCTTGTGTAAACTTCATTACATCAATAACCGAATCTGTTAAAACACATTTGTAATATATTACACCCTTTACCTTTACCGTTTCAGTTAATCTTAATGTTCCTCTGAATAATAAATTTGTATCTCTATATACTAAACAATCTACCTGTCTTAATGAATTATAGTTAAAGAATAACTTATTATCTAAATCTATATTGGTTGACCTACCAAGTCTGTATATGTAACCAAAAGCATTATTATTTGCTTCAGTTCCTTTTAATGTAATCTCCTTTGTTCTATTACCTGACCTATATGATAAATCACTTAAAGAGGAAATCTTAAATTCAACTCCAAAATCAAGTTCCTCTGCATCAAGTTCTATATATTCTCCATCAAAATCTATTAAGTATAATCTATACATTCATAATAAGTAATTTTTAACATCTTGTCTCTGTTGATGCACCAGCTATATAATAAATCATATTAGAAGTAACAACATCCTCAAATGGTACATCTCTACCACAATAACTTAATGATTCACTACAAGCCGAACTTCCCGGATAACAAGCAAATAATAAGTCATTATGATTTCCAATATCTCTCATAGCTATTGAAATAATATCACCTGAGTTAATACCAGTAACTGCACCCACATATGTTTCAGTACCACAAGTATTAGGGAATAAACCACCACTTAAATCATTCCATGCACCACCATTTATTCTATATGATACACCTATTCCATATCCGCCTGGACTCTTTAGTGAGGCATATACAACAGCACTCAACCCTCCAGCAGTGGTAGTAGTTGTAGTTGTTGTACTTGTTGTGGTGGTTGTTCCACCTGAAGTAGTCCTTATTAATAGTTCACTATATGATGATGTATTCACACCACAAACAGACCTAACATAGATATAGTAATCAGTTCCAGAATCTAATCCAGTAAATGAATAAGAAGAAGCAGTTGTTGAAACTGGATATCCCGGTAGGTCTACTCCCGGATTATCAGCTCTTATTATTGTAACCTGATAACTTATAACAGCACCACCCATTGTACTCCAAGAAGCATTTATACTACTATGTGTAGCAGAAGCAGTAAACCCAGTTGTAATTGGACAGAATTGTGTAGTAGTTGTTGTAGTTGTACTTGTTGTAACTACATCACTTGCTAATAAATCACTCTTATTTATATAGTCCTCAGTTATCTCAAATGTCCATTGTGATTGGATATATTCATTTCTAACATATTTCTTTATGTTGATAGTATAATTTGTTTCAGCTATTGTAACTGGGTATAATCTACCATCATTTAATTCAATCCAAACATTCCTTGAATCTAATAGACCAGCTATCCACTCATTCTCTAAATCAGAAAGTGGTGCAGTCCATAGCTTATATCTTGATTTAAGATTACTACTAACAACCTTTGTTCTCTGGTTGAATATATCATCTCTCTCATCTACATAGTTTAAGTTACTATCATAGTAAAACTCATTCTTTCTTATTGTCACTCTCTCTACATCTCTCTCTTCTAATGGACTTTGAAACTGATAAGAATCAATGCCCCCTAAATTATTCTCCCATAAAACATTTACTATTTCAAGATTACACTTTGCATCTACATATCTGAAATACTTTGCATCAGATATAGGAGTACCAGCAGTATTTAATAGTTCAATCTTATAGAAAGAACTACCATTCAATATATTTGATAAGTTATAGTTTAACACCTTTGGTGATACATCTAATCTCATAGAGTATGAACTATCTGTAATAGAGAAAGTAGCTGATGTAATCACACCACCAGTATTATTAAGAGTAGTAATTCTCCACTTTAAATTCTGGGAGTAATCTTTATTGAAATATAAATACTCCCTACTGAAATCATTTACCTTAAAGTAATCAGGTTTATCAGTTAAGAAGTTAACACTAGTTGAATCTGATAAGACAATCCATTCTCTATAATCAAATCTGTTATAGTCCAATCTATTCAACTTAGCATTCCATACTAAGAAAGGAGTAATAGATTGTGTTGCTGATAATTGACTTGTAGTTAAACCTATTAAACCAACCTCAGATACATCTAAACCCAGTTCTCTTACAGATAATGAAAGTGGTGCAGATAGTGTATTATAATTATTAATATCCCATCTTACAACATCCCTTGCAACATCTGAAATATTATATTCAGAACCAGTTGGATTAACTGGTGTAACATAAGCCTTATCAGATAAGATAAGTGAGCTTGAATCTATATCATTCACATTTATATCAAAGTATAAAACACTTGAATAAGTGCTTCCGAATTGATATAAAACTGGATTGTATGCTGGGTTTATATATTGTGGTGATTTAATTATGTTCATATCTATTTAGTGGTATTTATTTTTCCCATCTCTTCTCTGGGCAATCATTCTCTTTTGTGTATGTCTTACCAACTGGTGTATCATTTATTGAAATTGGACAAGAACAAATTCCGCATATATTCATACTACCTAATCCTTTCTTCTTATTAGGGCAGCTATTACATACTTCTAATCTTGCCATTGCTAATTCCTTTTCCTCATCACTATGAATAGCTGTCTTCAACCATGCTTTAAATATATCATCAATGTTTAATGTCATAGAAGGTCATTAATACTTTTATCTCTATCATCAATAAAGTCCTGATAGTCCATAAAATCATTGAATGAATTAGATAAATCAAACCCGTCAAACTCTATAATCCATTCATCATTTACTCTTGTAATGAAAGTATCTCTACTTACTGATTGCTTATTCTCTGTTAGGTAATTAATATAATCCCTTAACTTATATTGTTTACTCATTTTATTGTAATAATTCTATTGTCTCCCCCTTCTCTGGGGTTGATAGGTATAATCTGCTCAAAGTGTTGTATCATAAAATCTAATACCTCTCTCTGTATATCCTCTAATAGTTTTGGTATTTCATTCTCATATAAATTCTTTGGTGCTATACCCTTCTTATATATTGACCTTGATATAGCCCATGCCATTCTCTCTAAATCATCATTAGGGTCAACTCCTTTAAATGGTGGTTTCTTTCTACTATATTTCTCATTATCCTTTAATCTGATTGCCTTACCCTTTACCCAATCAATAAACACATCAGCCGGTGGCATCTTATTAGTAAAACTATGTGGAGTGTTATACTTCTTTTCTGTACCAGATACACCCCTACTTTGATATATTAAATGTGATGGTGCCATTATCTTAATCCCATTCTCTGTAGGTTCTAATGTAATATCAGTGATTGAACCAGTTGAAACAAAGTCTCTACGCTTATTGATGTTCTCAACCACCCTTAATATAAATTCACCACAAGCTTTTTCTAATGCTGAATAGGTAACCTCTTGTAATAGTTCCTCTTTGTTAATACCAAATGAGTCTAACTTACTTACATTACTTTTATAGATAGATTTCTTAGAAGCGTCCTTTAAACTCTTTGCCATCTTATTTGTTTATTTCTATTTGGGCTTTTATAACAATAAATGTTCCCAATACTTCAACTGCTGACTTTTTTTCAATTAATGTATAGTAATCTACACCAGTCCAATCACTAATTGTTTTTGCTAAAATATGCCAGCCATAATCTTTCTGAATTTCCTTTTTATAATTACTTAAGTCTTTTTGAATCGTATTAACCTGCTCACCTTCCTTTTCAGCTCTTTCTTCCCTGACTTCAGGGCTAATGATAGGGCCATACGTTTTAAGTATTTCACCATAGACTTTCGCAGCAAAAAAAAACCCGTCTCAGCTTCATCCATCGGCATATTAAATATCTCTTCATCAGTTAACTTATCATTACATATTGCCTTTAGGACTGTATGTAAATTAGAAAAGTCACCTTTCTCTAATTTCTCATTCACCTTTAAGTAAAGTATAAACATATCATAAGTAGGTTCTTCTACCTTAGTCATCCAATTATATTTAGTCTTCTCTAATGGAACTGGTTTAGTTAATACAAATGATAACTTACCAGTTATATCATTGATTATTGTTATTGGAAACTCTCCTATTATTTCAGGTGATAAATCAAGGAATACAGCAGCAACTTTTATATATGAATCAACTGCATATAGTAATGAGTTGTCTTCATACTCTGGTATAATCTTTAATATCTTATCATAGTAATCAGAATAGGTTACTTCTGCCCAACTTGAAGGCAACTTATCTAAAATATCCTTTCTTGATAGCTCAATTGTTTTGCTCATATTTATTTAGTGGTTTTCTTATATATTAGAATACATAAAATTCAGGGTTCATATTCATAGAGTGTTTCTTTCTGTAATAGTTAGCCATTGCAAGTGATGCTATACAGTCATCGTGATAACCTGATGCAGCATTAAATGTTATATTACCCCCTGATGTATACTTATATTCAAATGTGCTCATTTCTTGGGCAGTCATCTCATTAAACTTTACTATACCTGATTCAACATCTTTTATTAAATCATATATTATAACCGGCTTTGACTTACCTGTAAATTCAAAACCAAATACATTTTCAATTGATGCTTGTAATCTTTCGAGGAGAGGTGCCCCTACACCAGTAGAATCTACTACAATCATTGTGTAGGGGTCCATCTCTCTTAATTCTTTTATTCTTGCTATTGTTAACTCCCATGGTAACTTGAATCTATCAAAGTAACAAGTGTGACCTCTATCATCTAAACCAGTAATTACGGTCCAGTCATTCACCCTACCAAAGTCAATACCATATATTACAGGTGACCTATCTGATAACTCTTTTAATGTTCCTTTAGTAATTGCATCTGTTCCAAATGGGTTAGCTGTATTTTCTCCCGGTTCGGCTAATATCTCTTGTCTATAAGCTGCCTCTGGTAGAGTAAGTGCCATTTCTTCCAACTCTTCTTTAGGTATATATGGGTTAAAGTGTGTGGAGAATTGATAGCTTTTAAACCCATCATCTCCATTTATTCCTTTCTGAAATAGAGAGTAGAAGAAGTTTTTACCATATGGACTTGAAACAAATATTGCCTCTCCTCTTGTCTTCATTAATAGAGGTCTTAATGACAAGTCCCATTCTTTCTTTAAATCATTTATATGAGCAGCTTCATCAACTATAAGTAAATCAAATTCCCATCCTCTACATCTATCTAAAGCTTCCCCACTAAAAAATGAAAGCGTCCCTTTTGTTTTTAATTCTAATTTAAGTCTTGATTTATTCTTTGTCGCAATTATCTCTTTTGGAATTAACAATGATATATCATTAAATAGTTTATCACCTAATCCAAACTCTGGTGTTATATATGCAACCCTTTTACCTTCGATAATAGATAAAATAGTTTTTATTAAACAAAGGGTTGTTTTACCACTTCTTCTACCAACACATAAAACTTTAAACCTTGACTTATCATTTAATATTTCAATTTGTTTATCATAAGGTCTTGGAAGTTTAATCTCAATTTGATTCAATTTTATGATATATTTTTTTTGCCTCACCATATTTTAATAAGGCTTCATCAAAGTCTTTGAAATATCCTAAATGTATTCTCACACCATCAATTCCAATTCTAACTTGCCACTTCTTAACTCTCTTATGATAACTGACACCTTTAACATTTCTATTAAACGAATTTTGTTGATTTGTTACATTTCTAAGATTTGATATTCTATTATTTGTAGTTACTCTATCTATGTGGTCTATTTGATTAGGTACTTCTTTATATGTTAAATACCATGCTAATTGATGTGCTTTAACTTGTATGTTTCCGTTTTTAGTTTTGATTGCACAGCATATATACCCTTTACCTGTTTTATATCCTTTTCCTGTTAATCCATTAACTCTTTTTCCTGTATGTGAAAATACTTCACCTGTATCAGGATTATATTTCCATCCTTTTAATTTGAATAATTCTAATTTAGTTTTTAGTTCCATAGAGTATATATAAAATATACTCTACACCCTAATAAACTTTTTTTAGTGGAGCTGCCGGGTCCCACTCCGGTTTAAAAAGAAGGTATTTATTCTTCTCTACTATTGGTATCAGCCCCTAATATTTCATCTATATTGTTTTGCCTATTGTATCTTATAATCATTTCCTCAAGAATATCTTGACTTAATTTTTCCAAGGCTTCTAATTCATTATAATATTTAGGCATTTTTTCATTATCTCTTAAAGAGTCCATATCATCAGTTGTATTCCAATTCATTACATTCTTCCAAGTCATAATAGTGATAATCACTAAACGCCTTTCAAAATTAGGTTCATTCTCTAATAGAGAGAAGTAATCATCAAAGCTAAAATTATTATCGGGGATGTAATTAGTACCTTCACTTGTTTTTTCTATTCTTATATATTTTAATTCTTTCATTTT